GTCGTAGCCCTCCTGCTCGACGAGTACCTTGTGGTAGGCGAGGGCTGTGGCCGTCATGGCCTGATCCTCTCCGAACCACTCGTTGCGCTGCGCCCAGTCCTCGGCCTTGCGATCAGGCTTAGGAACAGAGGGGGTCTGCGGGGCAGGCTGCGGCGCGTACTGGGGCTGCGGCGCTTCCTTCTGAAGGCGGAACGTCTTGAGACGCTCTTCCTCGATGACGAGAGCCGCGATCTGCTTCTGTGCTTCGATCTGAGCGTCGACGTCGCCGCGATCCACAGCCGAGCGAAGCTTGTCGGCAGCCAGCTCTTGCTGGCTCTTCAGGCGTCCGTCGAACTCGGCTTCCCACGACTGGCTCAGGCTCGTCGTGCGAGTGCGGTAGTTGTCGACTTCGTTCTTAAGACTTTTGGCGTACTCGATTGCCGCCTGCTCGCGGCGTTCCGCCTCGCGCATCTTGAACGTCAGCTTGTCGATCCGCTTCTTCACGGAGTCGCTGAGGCTCGACAGATCATCGTCGGAAGCCTTTTCCTCCTTCTGAGGGGCTTCTTCCTTCGACTCCTCGCGGGGAGCTTCCGGTTCAGCCTTGGCCTCCGGCTCTTGGCCGTCGTCCTCGATGATCTCGATCTCGATTTCCTCGTTGTCCCTCTTCAGGACTTCGACTTCTTTGTCAGGCATGGATACCTCCATGTAAGCGCGGTCAGACGTTCAGGACGTCCGCAGGATCCGCGATGGTTGCGATGACTTCGTCGTCGTTGAGGATGCGGACTTCGCCGCCCTCGATCTTGAAGCGCGCTCCCGCGTACCGACCGAAGAGAATCCAGTCGCCCTTCTTGCACCACGGACCTGCGGTGAACTTCCCCTTGTCCGTGTAGCAGTCGGGACCGACCGCCAAGACGTAGCCGACCACGGTCGCCAAGGTCTGACGTTCGACATACTCATCAGGGAGGTGAACATTCCCCTTGGTGCGGCCCACTCCGCGGTAGGGGAGAACCAGAAGCCGCCATCCGGTAGGCTGAGGAAGCCTCTGGAGGACGGACAGAGAAAGCTTTTCCGGATCAAGGACCCGTTCCTCTGCGAGGATGTAAGCTTCTTCGAGGGGGCTTTTCGTCTCTTCTACGGCCGGGGCTTCCTTCTTCGCACCGACCTTTTTAGCAACGTGTTCAGGCAGGATGAGACTAGTCATCTTCCTCTGTTTCCCGTTTCAGCAGAGAGCGGATTTCTTGTTCCAGTTCCGACCACACTTCGTACTTCCCACGAAGGTGGCGGAAAGCCGCGAAGTCCTGAACCGCGCCCTCTGTCAACGCTTCAGTAACTACATCTCGCCGCTCGCGGATGATCTTAAGAATTTTTTCTGCGAAGAGAAGGTCCATGAGGCTTTCTTTCTCAAGGGGAGGACCCCGGCCCTATAAAAGGCCGGGGATAATGTTCAGCGAGAGACGAACTTCGTCCCACGGAGCATGGCTCCTTTGCCGCGGCATTCCATTTCACCGCGGGGCGCGGGAGGGATGGAAACGGAGGTGGTGGTCGCGAGGGGCACGGACCCCTGACCAACGATCATCTGAGAGGTTTCGACGGCGACGTTGCCGGGTTTGGTGCGCTTGTTGGGGTTCTGCATGGTGTTCCTCATACGTATTGGGGCCGGGACAGCGGCGAAGCCAGCGGGGAAGGCGATGGAGTAGCCGCAACGAAGGCGGGCGTGTATGCCGCGGCATACGACGAGGGGAAGGCGGGAGACGGAGTGACCGACGAAAGAGCCGCGATTCCGGAGGAGCGGGGGCTGAAGTCGGCGATGTTGTAGCTGACGGGGGCCACTTGAGAGGGGATCTCGGCGACCTGCACGGGGGCCATGGACAGGCCGGGGGACAGAGACGCGATGCCGATGGCGGGGGTCTCCGCTCCAAGGTCCTCGCCCGTAACCGACGGAGCTCCGGCAGGGAAGCCTCCGCCGTAGATGCCACTTGCAATGGCTCCGCCGATGGTCGGCTGTCCGGCCAAGGACAGGCCGAGGTTTGCAAGAGAGGCGACCTGCCCGATGCCGGGCACCATGCCGAGGCCGACGTTGATGCCCGCCGCGGTCACGTTCTCGCGGCTGAAGGTCTGATCGAGGTACGACCCGAGCTTCGAGGGACTGGAAAGGACGTCGGACAGGGTGACGTTCGCGACCTGAGATTCGGGCCGTCCGGTCGGAGGAGACGGAGCAGCGGGGGAAACGGAGGCGACCGATTCGGGGCGACCCGTGGGTGGGGACGGCGCAACGGCCGCAACTTCAACCGCCTCAGGACGACCCGTGGGCGGGGACGGAGCAACGGAAGCAGCCCTCGAAGCCTGCTGCGCCGCAGCAATCGTCTCTGCCAGAGTGGCCGTCGGGCTTACCGAGACGGACGGGGCGACGGCTCCGGGGAAAGACGAGGCGACCGCCGCCGTGTAGGCATCGCGAGCGTCCGCCCGCGCCTGAGCAGGAGACTTTCCTGCCGCGATCCCGGCGTCATAGGCCTTGGCTTCGAGGTCACGCGCCGTGGCATAGGCAAGCTGAGCAGAGATCCCGGCATTGACAGCGTCGACGTTGACAGGGGCTTCCAACGACAGGTCGACGGAAGTCGGGGTCATCCCCGTAAAGTCGACAGGGCTGTCGTACCCGGCGCTGAAACCAATGGACGTGCCGCCCAGACCGGGTCCCGCTGCGCCCTCGAAGCCGGGAATGGCCTCAGGGGACAGGGACTGACCGCCGAAAGCGGCCGATACGGAGGGGCCGAATCCGGTCGAGACGTCTACTCCGACAGGTCCTGACAGTCCGAATCCGCCGAAATCGGACGGCCCGATGGCGTCGGAAAAGCTGGTTCCGCCAACATCACCACTGAACCCGAAGCCTTGAGCCTCGGTGGCCCCCGCCTCAGCCTGCCCGCCGCCACCGCTGTCGTCGCCCGCCTCAGCGGCATTGCCGGTGTCCCCACCACCAGCGTCTCCGCCATGGGGCACGTTCCGCAGAAGGAGGAGTTTCCAGTTCATCAGATCATGGCCCGACTGAAGCGGAGCTTGCCGCTGTAGTTCCTGCGGAAGTGAATGTACTTGCCCTTGTACCCCAATTCGGCGGCTTTCGCACGCACCAGACGGGTGACGGCCTTCGCCGCCCCGCCGGGGGCCACGACGTCCACGAGCCACAGCTCGTCACCGGACCGCCAGTCCTGCGGCTGAATGGGGCGCACGCCCATCCGGTAACCCTCCGCGGCCTCCTGCGAGAAGAGACCGATGGTCCCGAAACCCGCCAACCGCCCTCGGGCGTCCGTCACCACGACGACCTGCCCGAGGTGGGTCGGGGGATAGATGAGCCGGACCAGATCGGCCACCGTCCACCGACGATGGAGAGGCGAGCGCTCCATAAGGAGGATCGCCTGCGCCACGAACTCGGCCCCGCTCATCACCCTCAGACACCTTGGATGCGGGCGAGGCCCACATTGGCGCGGAGCTGCGCGATGTCCTCCATGGACTGGAGGCGCTCGCGATCAAGCTCCTCCTTCTTCGCAAGCTTCTGCCTGTCGAAATCAAGCCGCTCTTGGGCGGTCTGATTCCGCATCTCGGCGTCCTTCGCCTTGATCATCAGGTTCTGCTGCTGAAGCTGGACGAGCGGATCGGCACCCTGCTGCTGCGGAGCAAGCTGCTGAAGCACCTGAGCCTGAAGCTGCGCCTCCAGCATCGCGACGATGTTCTGGAACACGTTCGGCGGAACAGGGGCCGGGGGCAGGAGCATGGGCATGCCGTCCATGCCGATGACCTGCTGCGGTTGCTGTATTTGCTGCATGGCCTGCTGCTGAGCAAGAAGCGAGACGTGCTCGAAGATATGGGACAGCAGCACGCCCTGCACCTGCGGCGAAGCCTGAATCAGGGGCAGCATGTAGAACTGGACATGCGCCTGAATGTGCGCGCCGTGGTCCTGTTCCAAGAAGGCCTGAAGCGGCGAGCCGCCATTCGGCACGACCATGGAACGGGCATTCTCCTGAGCCGGACCCTGCGGGAGGGGCTTCGGAGGCAGCGGCAGCACCATGTCGATGTCCTGCACGCCGAGCGCGGAGTACATCCGGCGGTAGGCCTCGTACAGGTTGTGCATCTGCGGAGCCGCCTGAGCGAGCCGGAGCTGCTCCTGCGCAAGCGAAATGCGCTGCGTCATCGAGAAGATGTTCGGATCCGACACCGGGATCACGTCGATCCGGTCGTCGAAGTCGCGAACGAACGACTCCGGGCTGACGCCACCGAGCTGCGGGTAGGGGTAGGCGACCACGGTCTCCTTGAACACCCGAGCCAGAAGCTTCAGCTCCTGCATCTGAGCGTAGTGGAGGCGCTTGTGGACCGCGCTCATCACGCGGCTTCCACGCTCCAGCAGAGCAATCGTGGTGCCGACGGGCAGCTCCTGATTGCCGTCCTTCATTCCCAGATCGGCCGTGCCGATAAACTTCTCGGCCGCGGCGATGCAGAAACCGAGCAGCGAGAACAGGGTAGCCGACGGCTCCTTGTACGGGAGCGGCATCAGGTTCTCGCGCAGCGACCCGCCGGGGGCGTCGACGTCGCGCCATTCGCCCGGTTGCAGGGGGCTTTCCTGATCCTGAATGCGCAGGCCCTTCGCCTTGAAGCCCGCCGGAAGGTTCGACAGCGTGCCCGCGTCGATCAACTGCCGCAGCAGGGAGGTGCCCGCACGCGACAGGTTGCCGAGAAGATGGACCAGACCGAAGCCGTAGAAGCCCAGACCCGGCATCATCTTGTAGTGGACGAAATACTGCTTCTTCGCCCGCCGCGGATCGTTCGGGTCGTAGTTGCGGCGGATCGAGAGGATCTTGCCGTTGTCCGCTTCGATGGTGACGATGTAGGGCAGGGCGATATCCGAGTCCTCGCCCTCGATCACGAGGTTGCAGTGGCACTCGTAGAGGACATATTCCTCGGCCTCGCCCGTGGGCGACACGCCGCGGATCTTGTCGATCTTCTCTTCGATCTCGTCCCGCTCCGTTTCGGCGGGCTTGCCCAGATCCACGTCCCGATAGAACCCGGCGACCTGCTGTTTCTTCAGGTCGTTCGCGCTGATGCGGATGACGTGCGTCACGCGCTCCGCCGTGAGCAGATCACGCGCCGAATAGGGGACGATCAGATCGTCAGGCAGGACATACGGGCTGACGGCACGGCCCAACAGGCCGTCGAAGTAGACCTTCTTGAACGCCGACCCGCCGTAGCCGACATAGAGCAGCATCTGGTCGAAGTCCGGGTCGTACTCTTCCATCACCTGAGTGATCTGGAAGTTCATGAAGGTCCGGACGCGGTCGGCCTGAGCTTCGGTTTCCGGGGTCCGTGGACCAAGGATCGCGGTCCGCGCCGGGCCACCCGCAGGCAGCAGCTCCTTATAGGCCTGAGCTTGGAACTGGGTCACCGCCTCGTTCAGAATCGGGTGGATGACCCCCGTCGCGCCCTCGAAAGGCTCCGTCCGCTCGTCATAAGTGAGCCCGAGCAGGGTCATTCCCTCCTCGTAGGCCTTCTTCCAGTCGGCGCGGGAGGTGTCATCCTCCTCGATGCGGGTCAGAAGGTCGGAAGACAGCTCGCTCAGGACCGACGAATCAAGGACCTCGGCCAAATTGGCGTCGAACGGGAGCGAAGACAGGTCGATTTCCTCGTCTTCGCCGTAGGTGATGGTGACCCCGCCGTCCTCGTCCTCTTCAATGGTGAAGTTGGACGACTCTTCAGGCTCCTCGCCCTCCAGTTCCACGTCCAACTCGCCTTCCGGAGGCGGGGCCATGGGCGCTTCGGGGAGCATCCGCTCGATATTGTCGTAGGGACCTTGGGCCATCAGTAATATACCCGCCTTGTGACGCGATCCTCGCGTTCGGTGACATAGTCGTCAGGGTGAGAGATGAAACCGCCCTGCCTGAAACGCATCAGAGCCTGCGTCGCGGCATCGCAGTGGTCATCGTGCTCCCCGAAAGGAAAAGACGCCATCTCCTCGATGACCTCTTCAGCCCAAGTCGTGTCAGGATACCAGACCAACCCGGACTCGAACAGGGGAGCGACGGCGTTCATGCGGCTGAACTTGTCGTTGCCCCTCGACGGCGTGTAATTCACCACCGGAATACCGCTTGCCCGCAGTTCCTGAGTGAGCGGCATGCCCGCGGCCTTCGCTTCGATGAGGATCGTTTCCGGTTCCCAGTACTCATACTCCGAATAGGCCACGCGTTTGAGGTCCGGGAACTCCCACCGACCCTTCTTCGCGTCGAGCAGGATGAGATTCGGACCACTGTCCTCGCTCGGATAGAACACGCCCCACGTCTGAATCGCGCTGAAGTCCGCCGTCCGTGACTTCAAAAACGCGGTATCATAGCTTTGCATCACATATTGAAGCCTCGGCACGTCTTCGCCTTCCCACGTCCTCCACCACTCCCTTTTGATGATGGATGCCGCGTCTGACGTGGGCTTCTGCATATACTGCGCCTGCCATTTCGACAGGCTGATGGAGGCCTTGATCTTCTCCAATTCCTCCAATTTCCAGTATTCCGGCCACAACGGCTCGTCGTTGTCCAGAATGGCCGGAAACTCGACCACGTCCCATTGATCCGACTTCGGATCGCGGGCCTGTTGCTTCAAAAGACGAGCCGTCAGGTCGAGTTCGCCCCATCGCGTCATGACGATGATGATCGCACCGCCCGGTTGCAGGCGCTGACGCGGGCCGGACATATACCATTCCCACGCATTTTCCAGCGCCGTCGGGCTCAGAGCGTCCTGTTCCGAGTGCGGATCGTCCACGATGAACAGATCCGCGCCGCGTCCGGCAATCGAACCGCCCACACCCGCCGCGTAATACTCCCCGCCCTCGTCCGTCTCCCACCGATACGCGGCCTTCGAGTCCGCCCGCAGCCTCGTTTCCGGGAAGACCTTCTTATAGTCCTCCGTCTCCATCAGGTTCTTCACCTTCCGGCCGAATCGGATCGACAGATCGGCCGTGTGGGTGGCCTGCATGATCTTCTTCCCGGCCATCTTCCCGATGAACCACGCCGGAAACAGGTACGAAGCGAACTCCGACTTCGTGTGCCTCGGCGGCATGTTGATGATCAGGCGCTTGATCTCGCCCCGAGCCACCGCTTCAAGCTTTTCAGCCACGATCCGATGGTGCCTTCCGGCGATGAAGCCCGGCCAGACCAGTCGAACGAAGTCCAGAAAGCCGTCCCGCGCCCCGTTCAGGACGTCCAATTCGGCCTTCCTCTGTAACAGTTTTGCGTATTTCCTCAGGCTTTCGTCGTCCAAGGTC